GTGTGTGCTCCAGCGCTATCTGTTTCTTTTCGTGAGCACTTCATTCGTGCTCTGTTTCTTTTCGCTGGCACCTCTCGCGTGCTCTGTCTGTTCCTGTCTGTTCCTCTCGCCACCTCTGGCACCTCTGGATGTTCTCTCTCTGTTCTCTCTCTCTCTCTCACCTCTTTAGCTGGCACTCGCGATTTAATGCAGGCTGAGTGCATACCATGGGAAACCATTACAACCCTAGAGCTTCCAGACATTGATAGTCTGGGACTGTCTACGTTCTCTCGTGCCTCGTGAATGTATCCATTCTAGGGTGATTCTAAACGAATCTCTTTATAATCAATGAGTTACTGTGAGAATCATTCTCATCTATACAGTGTAAGATTATTCGACAGTGTGTCGAGATTCTTTACACAGTGTAAGTGCATGATTACATTGGATTATGTACCTATATTAGAGTTCCATGTGTCGGGATTCTTTACACATTGCATCCGGTGGCACGTACCATGCCAAGCGCAGTTAGAACTAAAAGCGTATTCATATCAATACGTTAGGTTGCTGGCACTCTAGCTGGCACGCTCGCTGCTACATACCAAGCATCACCCACTACAACGGAGCAACACCATGACACTCATACAGGCACGCATTCAAGCCAAGCGGCTGAGCATTCAATATGCCGTGTGGTACGTACGGGAAACCAAGCCGGGCGAGTTCCAACCATGGGCGCATAGCTCCGACGATGCACAGACAGTGGCGACCTTTCTCAGCGGTAAGGAATTCAAAGAGGGCGCATTCAGCGATTGAACAAAACAGTTGACAGCGGCGCGGGTTCCATATAGAATCCGTTCCAGTGTTGATTGATGTACGGATGAAATCGGCCTCCCGAATACGGGATTAATCCTTGGCGAGTCTTTAGGCGTGAGCCGCGACGAACCACACAAACGGCGCTAGTAACAAAACGCTTGACAAGTTGCACCGCAGTCTGTAGGATGCGAACTGTTGGAACGAAAGACGAAGCCTAGCACGAACGGTAGGCGGGTAATGCGCAGGATTGCATGGGCGTGTTATTCAGTGCCAAACGGGGCACGCTTGAAACCTAAGGCGCAAGCTGGTGGCGGATGGTAAACCGTAGGAACAGGGCTCTGCCAAGTGAGCCAAGGCGTCGAGGGAAAGCCTGCACAATAAATTCCCGAGCGGTATAGGCCCGTTCCCGAGCAATGTCGGGAGAATGATTCTAGGCAAGGCGAAAAGCCTGAGGCGTGATGTGTAGCGCTCTGCCCGGTTCTCTGTAAGTCTATCCTGAGTTGTACGCAATGCAGCGATAGCATGGAAGCCCTTTGATGTAGCTTGTACAGTGCATCAATAGGGCGGGAAAACGAACGGCTAGTCGGAGCATTGACGAAAAGAGTAAACGCGGCATCACAATACTTCAGGTAATCAGCCTAAAGATGCTCGTCGCCGCTTACAACGGCGGCGGGTATCGGATAGCGTCTTTCATAGGGCGCTACCCGATGCAATCCAGCATCATAACGGAGCTATACCATGCCAAGCAAAACCGAGCGGCGCGTACGATACGCAAGCCGCGTCAAGTTCAACAAGGTGCACGCATTGAACGAACTAATTGACAGCCGCACCGAAGTATCGGCGGATGCTCGCAAAGCCAAGCGCAAGATGGCCGATCACTGGGGCAAGCGTAAGAGCAATAACACGGGCGATCTGTTCAAGCCTACGAACGCAAAGCCGGGAGTTATGCTATGCCTGTAATGCGCCAGAAGTTCCGGCAGTACGGGTACTCAGCTTTCGCCAAGCATTGCGCGGCGCTGGGCGTATCGTTCGATGAGTGTTACCACACGATTTTCGGGCGGTACCCTACGAAGTACCCGAATCTTGATCTTGACATTTGACACCTTCAGACCTAGCGGCGCGTGCGTCGTTAGTGCGGGCGGTGTTGCCCGGTTTAACCACATAGGGGACTACCATGAAACTTTACACTTCAGCAGCAGAAATTAACAAGGCAATCACGAGCATTCAAGGGCGCGGTGCCAAGCTGGATTCTGACATCCACAAGGCGGGCGTGTCTGTGCTGGTGCACGCATCGGAGCATGGCGATACCACGCTTGCCGATAAGATCGTGCTCGCCATGCCTAAGGGTGGGCGCAAGCTCGCCTTGGTAGAATGGATGCTCGCATTCGGCCAGCTCGCCAAGCTCGACAAGGTACTCGACAAAGAGGCAATTGAAGCCGGTCGCCTGTTCAAGCTAGACCGTACACGCAAGCTCGACCAACAGGGCGCGATTGATACCGCTTGGACTGAGTTCAAGCCCGAGCCTGCTGTGCTGGATGCGTTCGATGCGCAAGCCGCTGTGCAATCGCTTTTGAACCGTCTTAGCAGCGCAACTGCCAAAGGCTTGACTGTCACCAACAAAGAACAGGCGCTCAAGCAAGCTCAAGCGCTCGTGGCTGCGTTGTCGGTCTAATGGAGGTACTATGTATCCAACCACATCAAATGAAGGGCACCACGTGGCTGTAATGGGGCGCGTGGTATTGCACGATGTACTGTACAACGAGGTGCCCGCCGGTAAGACGTGCGACGGCTGCGCAGGGCAAGACGATGCGTTCAGCGTGTGCCGCGAACTGCCGCACGGATGCAGCACTCGAAACACTATCTGGGTGCGTGATCCGGGAGTGCCTGCGAAGGCGTACAAACCGGCGCATGGTGGGTATCCGGGAGAAGTGCATGCAAATCACTAAACACGTGGCGGAGGTGCCGCCGATGTTCCAGCCCGTGGAATTGCGCCTAGTACTCGAATCGGAGGAGGACTTGGCGCTGCTAGCCAAAATATGCGGACGTAATATTAGTATCGCCGCGAACATATCCGCCAACACAGCCGAGCGCGACAAGATCGCGCAATTTATCGGAGATATTTGGCGCGCTATACAGTAAAGTTCAGCCTGTACCGTGTATCCTCATGCGCGGTATGGAGTGCGCTTTGCACTATTCCCGCCGCCAATAGCGCGGCACTTTCCATTCTTTCAATAGGGTGCACCAATGGACTATGTACAGGCATTCACACAAGAGGCGCGGAAGTTCTTCCATGTGCGCCGCACGAAGTTCCGCAAGCAAGCACGGACTAATATCGAAGCATCATGGCACCGAAAGTGGCGGATGCTGGGCAGTGGCTTTTATGGTGAGGCGTGGGCGCATGAGGATTACGAGGACTTGGTAATCAAGATCAGCGGCCCGGCTGGCTGGGGATATAGCTACATGGGCGCTGTACAGAGTGCAATGCACGATGATGAGTCAGAACCCCGCGACGATGTATGGCCGGACTACGCCGAGTTCTGCATGGCGAATCCACATCCGTCTTTGCTGCGTGTGCACCACATTGAGCGTGTGAGCATGATGGCGTGGGCTGTGCTGCCGAGGTATGAGCCGAACTATGGTGGGATGGATCGCGACGCGTTGCAGATACGCGAGGCGTTGTACGGGCAGCGGCAGGCGGAGTACTGGATGCTCCCGCTGCTGAGCATAGCGCGTGGTCGGAATGTGAGTATAGACCTGCATTCGGAGAACGTGATGCGTGACCCTGAGACTGGGAATTGCGTTATCACTGATCCGTTCAGCACCACTGGGTACGGGTACGGCGCTACGCAGTGCTCCGACTTTGACGACGAGTATTTAACCGAAGATTTAACTGACGATGAGGAGGATGAAGATGCTGATTAATTCCAATGGGCGCGAAATGCGCGCCGAGACATTACCCAAGGGCGGCAAGCCGCGTGACGCTGCACTCGCAACCCTTCGTGAAGTGCTGGTGCCTGCGAGCATCCAGAAGGGCATGTTCACCCTCGGTGAGCGTGCGCTGTTGCGGGAGAAGGCGAAATGAACGCGGCAGGCTGGTTCTGGACATTGTACGGCGCGGTAGTATGCGCCGGTGTATTCAAACTTTTGGGAGGATTCTAATGAAGTGGACACCGTATGCAACCCTGAGCGAAATCGTTCAGGCCGAGCGAAATAACCTCCCGATCATCGTGACCACGTACGACGACGCTGGCACTCCGAATGAGATTGCCATGCGTGTCGGCCAGCGCTACCGCATCGCCACCGAGCACATCAATGTGCTCTGCACTGTTGTGCGTATCGACTACGGCGCACGCTCGCCGCTGTTCGTGACGTACGCTACCGAATGGGGCGACTACCTGCTGCACCCGTTCAGCCCCGACAGCCTGCTGTCTGTAACCCCACTTTAATCAAGGAGAGCACATGCAACCGATTGAATTCACACGAGTAGAAGATCAGAACCTGTCCGAGGCCGAGGCGCAACTTGAAATGCTGCGTGCCAATGCAGCGCGTACCAAGGAAGCCAAAGAGTTCACTGTGGCAGTGAATAAGCACATTCGCCTGTACGGCGCAGCGGTGCACATGCTGAGCGACATCCGCGAGATGAATACTGGGTACCAAGGGTATCCCGCGCCGCGTGATGGTTACGCCGAGTTCCGCGCTGAGCTGAACGAGATTGCCAAGCCGTACGGGTTCAAGCTCGTACTGGTGGGCGATAAGGACAAGGCATCGTTGGTGCGCCTGTAATGCGGAAGCATAACAAGAAGTTCGCGCAGCGCTGGTCACGTGAGAAGGGTGATACCTCGAACTTCCCACAGAAGATGGCGCACTCGTTCACGAACGACCGCTTCGCGCAGTTCTGGGCTAACGGCCTGCTGCAAGCCTGCATGGTAAGTGCTGGCATCCTGAAACCACAGTTCTAAGGGGACACTATGAAGATTCAAACCATTACCCACGCGGCACTGCGCATCGTTGCGCAACTGCATGTACTCGCAGTTCGTTTTGACAATGCCGAAGCCGAGCGCAAGTCTGAAGCCGCATTCGAGCGTGCCACTTCGCAACTCGCAATGGTGCGTGCCGCGAAGCTGCACTTGGCGAAGGTGCAAGACCAAGCTCTGCTGACCCGCGCCGAGACTGATAAGCAACTCAGCGCAGCGTACGACGAGGTGACTGGCATCACCAAGGCTGTGTGGAAATGAGCCGCACCATCAAGATCAGCTACTCGGTCGAGTCTGTTGTAACCTTGGAGGAGCACGGCGAGGCGCATCTGATTGATGTGTACGCTCGTGTTAAGTCTGGCGAGTGCCCTATGGACCTCGCCCCTGTAGGCTTCGCAACGGCAGCGGCGCTGCTAGGCGCAGACGCCAGCCGAGACACCATCCTCGCGACGATCATTGGCGAGGTCACAGCCGCCATCATCGAGAACGAGATTCCGCAGTTCTACCCGGCAGAGCGCCATGGGTTCGGCGTACGCATTGCGCAGGTCGCGTACCAAGAGTCACCCGAGGCACTGCCACTACCCGAAGGCGCTAAGCCGCTGGTCATTACGCCCAGCAGCCGCACCGTACACTAAGCACCCACCCACGAAAGGAACCTATATGACCGATGCAATCCAGAACAACTCCCCCGAAACCGTCGCAGTATCCGAGCCGAAACTCACGCAGCGCGAGAAGCTCATGCTGAAGTACACGAAGCTCGCTGACAAGGCCGCTGCACTTACAACTGAAATCAACGCAGTCGTGAATGAGATCAGCGAGATCGACAAGCTCGACAGCATCACTGTCGGCACGCAAGTTATCGTGAGCATCGGCAAGGGCGAGGCTGCATCCGAAGTGGTCGCTGTTGTTGTTGGCGTGAAGGATGACGAGGATGGCTCGAAGGTGTACAAGGTGCAGTACGGCACCGGCTTCGATGCTGACATCGCTGTGGTTAAGCAGGGCAAGATCAAGGTGCCCAATGTAGTACCTGCCGCCGAGTAACGATTGACGTGCAAGGGCATGGCGACGTGCCCTTGCGCATTCAACCGAAGGAGATGCTATGGAAGATTCAGAGATCGTGCGTGCCGTTAAGCGGTACGTGCAGGAGCTGTACACAGACTCCGTGGTGAGCACATCACACATAACCCTGCGCGAGTTGTACCGCAAGTACAACCAAGATGAGGTAGATGCACTCACGCGTAAGCACATCACCTTGGAAGGGGTAGCCCGTGCTGCACGAACATGAGTGGTTGACGCAGGCCAAGCGCCTGAGCATCGGGATGCGCATGCGGGTACGGCATGGGCGTGAGCGCCGCCTGAACCTGACAGTAGGGAACGAGCGCGACCGCTGGTGGTGCTACTGCCAAGCGTGCAAGCAGGGCGGCGTGCTTATGAAGGAGCACGTGATCCTCGGGGCAGACCCAGCGCCTATCACGGCAGAGGATTTAGTGCTGCCCACGGACATGCAGCCTGTGTACTCATCCGAGTACGAGGAGGCCATCGGCAAGTTCTTGGCACGCAAGGGCATGATGTTCCCGTACCTGCCGACGCTGTGGTACAGCCTGCGCGCTAAGCGTGTGCTGCTACAGGATGATTCGGGAGGGTGGCATGGGCGCGACCTCACTGACAAGAGCAACGCGAAGTGGTTGCACTTCGCGAAGCCGCACATCATCGGGATGCTTGGCAGCACGACCATCATCACCGAGGACATATTCAGTATGTACAAGATTCGGTTCGCTATGCGCGATCAGCCGAGTATTGGAGTAGCATCAACCCTTGGGGCTGGGTGTAGCACGACTGCTGCACTCGCACTCAAAAACTGTACGACCCTTGTGTGGGCCTACGATGGTGACAGCGCAGGAGATGAGGGGTACAAATCAGCGAGCAAACGAATGCGTGTGCTCGTTCCTAGACAACTTCGTGCACGTCCTCCTGAGGGGCTCGACCCTAAGGACATGGACTGCGAAGCCATCCGAGAACTTTTGAAAGGAGTACTACATGCCTAAGCCAACATTCGACCCGAACCATTATCCTTACGTTGTATTGCAGATCGGCGGTGAGCCCCGCGTGATGTACATGCCAGCGCAACGCATCATGCACGGTCGGCGTAACCAAGACATCGGCATCCACTTGGCGTACGACATTGCCGTGTGGATGAACGCCAGAGTGCAAGAGGGCAAGGACTTCGCGGAAGTTGAGGAGTACTATCAGGAACTGCTGGACGCCGCCGCACTGGAACTGTTCTGATGGACGCACTGCTGCTGCATGCGCTATCGAACCAGCAGCGCTATAAATCCCTGCACCATGTACTCCCGCAGGGTATGCTGGCTCCCGACACGCTCGCAATGCTGCAATGGTACTCTGCGTACTACGCGGCGTTCCCCGAGCGTACTGACATTCAACTAGACGAACTACAATCCCTCGTGCGGCTGCGCGCCACTGGTTCCAGCCCCGAGTCAATCCAGATCACGCTGCACTTGATCGACCAGATGCGCAAGCGCCCAGACGATACCGCAATCAATGGCATCCTCGGGCAACTGTACGAGCTCGACCTATCAGGCCGGGCCGCTGCACTGATCGAGAAGTACCAGCGTGGTGAGGAGGTGGACTTGGCGTACGAACTGTCCCGGCTATCGCAGCAGGCAGTACGTAGCAAGGCGAGCGCCACCCCTGATGACTACATCAAGACCGGCATCGACGACCTGCTGGCCGAGGTATCGGATGACAAGGGACTGAAGTTCAATCGTATCGCTGCACTGCGCGAGCACATCCTTGGCCTGTCTGGTGGCGCGAGCATCGCAATCGCTGCGCGTCCCGACAAGGGCAAGACCTCGTTCATATCGAGCATCCTCACAGACTTCGCACCCCAAGTGGTTGCGATGTACGGCGGGGCGCGGCCTATACTGTGGCTGAACAACGAGGGCTCAGGTAAGCGCATCATCCCGCGCATCTATCAAGCTGCGCTGGGCAAGGACCTGAACGAAATCATTGCACTGTCGAACCTCGGGCAGCTCGTGCCTGCGTACACTGCCAGCATTGGCGGCATCCCTGACCTCATCCGAGTGAAGGATATGCACGGTGCGAGCCTTGCGCAGATAGAGCAGGTTATCGAGGCACAGCGCCCCTCTGTAGTGGTGGCCGACATGCTTGGTAACTTCCGCTTGAGCGGCGCAGCGAGTGGCTCGAACAAGGCCGACGCAGTTGAGCAGATATGGCAGGAGTGGCGCGAGCTCATGGTACGCCATGACTGCATCGGCCTCGCCACGGTACAGATCAGCGTCGAGGGTGGAAACATGCTGTACCCTCCGTACTCCGCGCTGAAAGACTCCAAGACCGGCATCCAAGGTGCCACCGATGTGATCCTGATGATGGGTTCACTCGACAACCCAGACGCGCAGGCCATCCGTGGTCTATCGTCTCCGAAGAACAAGTTCGCAGCGCCGGGCAAGCCTTCGTGCTTCCAGTCGGAATTGTACTTCGACGGTGCCCGCTGCGTATTCAGTGATGGGAGTGCAGCATGAGCATTATGCGATACCAGAACAACGCACCTCACGCCATCCTTGAGCGGTCTTATGACATCGCCATAGCACGCTTCAAGAAGGAGCAGCCGATCCGAGCAGCGGCCTTAACGCCGGGCGCTGAGTTAGAGGGCATCCCGTGGTACTTCCCCGAGTTCCAAGCGTACATGCGCACCAAGCGCATCCTGAACACTGGGACCATCGAGATAGTCGGCGCGTTCAAGTTCAGCGGACGCCCGGGCTTTGCCGAGGTAGCCGCGGACTTCGTGCGCTCTCTTGGGTGTACCACTGTGGTACTCGATTGCTTTGAACCTGTAGCTGATGCGTGGATCAAGGCTGGGTTCCATACGTACGCAGTCGAACCATTCAATCCTAAACTGGTGCCCGACGATTGGCCTAAAGGTATGGGCGAGCCGCGTGTACTGTACATGAGAAAGCATTACGGAGGATGATATGCCAGAGTTAATGAAGGGCCAGAAGTGGACCGAGCGCAAGCACAAGATGACGTACCCTGCGTGGGTGGAAATCAAGCACGACGAGATTCGCTGCCACGTGAAGGTGCACAAGGACAACGCGGACCTGTGGCACGCCGAGTTCCTGTCGTACGCCGGGAATGTACTGCACAACATGCAGGCATTCGCAAGCAAGTTCATTGACCTCACCAAGGAGTGCGGGTTCGTTGAGTTCGATTGTGGGTTCGAGGTGAACGGGAACTTCAACGACTCGTACCGCTGGGTGCGTAGCAGTACTGGACTGCCCGCCGACCTCATCGAGGCACCGACGAAGTTCCTACTGTTCGACCTGCCTGAACTGGATAAGCACACGTTCGAGCAGCGCATGCAGCATCGGCATACGGTGGCTGTACTCGCAGCTACTATTGACTTCGACCTCTTTCAGCCTGCTGGTGGATGGGCGCACGAGGAGGGCAGCGTGGAACTGATGTTCAACGTGGCCCGCGAGCGTGGGTACGAGGGCCTGATGGTTAAGAGCACCGACCACCTGTACGAGCGCGGCAAGCGCAGTAATGGTTGGCTGAAACTGAAGCCTAGTGACGACGCAGACGGCATCATCACAGAGCTGCATGAGGCAGTCTCCGAGGACGGCACGCCGCTTGGCCGCACTGGCAGCATCACCATAGCCGTCGAGGATGGCAGCACCGCAACCCCGCACGGCATTGCGCATGAGCTAGGCCGCGAGATGCACGAGCATCCCGAGCGCTTCATCGGGCAGTGGGCCGAGTTCAAGTACATGGAGCGGGACCGCCAAGGCGGGTACCGACATCCTACATTCAACCGCATACGGGAGGCAAAGCAATGATCCTATTTCAAAAGCCCAGAGTGGCCCCGCATAATTGGTTTGCGTGGTTTCCTGTTATTGTAGAGTTCGGGTACAGGGAAGACGGAGCACTGCGCTTCGACTACCCCATTGTATGGTTGCAGACTGTGCAACGCACGCGGCGTACTTACGGTACTCGTTGGTCGTACATGATAGGGATACAGTAATGTCCAGCATAATGATTATCGACATCGAGACGGAGAACCACACGCACTGCGGTGCAGTGGCCTCGCCTCGACACCCAGAGAACTACGTGGTAGCCGAGGGCCGCTGCATCGACGTTAACCCGTTCGATGGGGCCATCACTGGCACGTACTTCACGAACAAAGAGGAGGCGGACGCAGCCGCATGGTTGAGCATCCCAGAGGATGTGCACCTGCTGGTAGCGCATAACGCCGCGTTTGAAATGGACTGGTTCTTGGTGAAGCAGCGTGACGAAATCATGCGCTTCTTGGCGCGAGGCGGGCGCATCTTCTGCACCGCATACGCCGAGTACCTCCTCACGAATCAGCAGGAGACTTACCCAAGCCTCGATGCAACTGCGCCGAAGTACGGCGGGACGCACAAGGTAGACGGCGTGAAGATTCTGTGGGAGCAGGGCACGCTCACCAGCCAGATCGACAAGGACCTTCTGTACGATCAGTACCTCATCGGTGAGGGTGGCGACATCGACAACACCCGCCGCGTGTTCTACGGGCAGGTCGCTGAGCTGATGCAACGCGGCATGTGGGACATGACGCTTCTCCGCATGGAGGGACTTGTGTTCAACTGCTTGGCGATGGATGCTGGCCTGCACGTTAACCGTGATGTGGCGTTCGCCCAGAAGGCCGAGCAAGAGACTAAGCTCGCTGCACTCGCAGATAGTTTCCGCTCATATCGTTCGCATATCCCAGAGAGCATCGAGTTCAAGGATACCAGCGACTTCCACATGAGTGCGTGGCTGTTCGGCGGACCCATCAAGTACCGCATGCGTGACACGTGGTTCGAGGAGGATGGAGTAACCCCGAAGTACGAGAAGACCGAGTGCTATAAATTCGGAGTTGGAGTTGACGCAGTGTTCGTGCCGATCCCTGAGGGGGGCATCGACGCTGAGCAGTTCGCTGCGTGCGTTACTGCGTACGGCAAGGCTGACCGCTACAGCTCAGGCAAGAACAAGGCACAGCCGAAGATACACAAGGTAGACTCGACGGAGCCGAAGCAGAAGTGGTACGACCGACAGCTCATGCTGAAGGGCGTGGTGGACTTGGGTGCGCTACCCAAGGATGTGCAGAAGTCATTCAAGGATGAGTTCGCTGGCAAGCGTAAGCTCGCAGACGACAGCCCGGTGTACAGCACTGGGGCAGACGCCATCGAGATGCTATCGAAGCGCCAAGAATTCTCAGACGGCACTCGCGAGATGCTCGGGAACCTCCTGAAGTTCGCGAAGATCGACAAGGACTTGGGGACGTACTATCTGCGCGATAAGTGCGACGATGAGGGCAACGTGATCAAGCAGTCTGGCATGTTGCAGTACCTCACTGAGCACGACATCGTGCACCACGTACTGAACACCACGAGCACCGTGACTACACGCCTATCGAGCAATCGCCCGAACATGCAGAACATCCCACGCGGGGACACATCGGACGTGAAGAAGATGTTCACCTCACGCTTCGATAATCCACGCTGGCTCACGTGGGCACACGCTGTTGGCACAATCACCGAGGAGGTGTACAACGAGTGCATGGAGTTGCTGTCACATGGGGCACGTGCTGGCGCTATCGTTGAGGCTGACTACAAGGCCCTTGAGGTTGTGACCCTCGCAGCGTTCTCGAAGGATGAGAACCTAGTGAAGGCCCTGATGGATAACATCGACATGCACTGCATGCGACTGTCGCAGCAACTGCATGAGGAGTACGAATCGGTCTTGCTGAAGTGCAAGGACGAGACGCACCCAGAGCACAAGCGGTACAAGACGATGCGGACCGACATCAAGCCCAAGGCATTCGCGTACCAGTACGGTGCGACAGCGATGGGCATTGCGTTCAGCACTGGCTGTACCGTAGAGGATGCTCAGGCGTTCATCGACGCAGAGAAGGCGCTGTTCCCCGGCGTCGAATCATGGTACGAGCGTGAGGTGTTCGCCACTGTTGAGCGTACCAAGACCGTGCATCGCGAGCAAGCAGATAATGGAAGCTGGCGAGTGTACGGGCGTGGAACGTGGACCAGCCCATCGGGCACCACGTTCGAGTTCCGCGAGTACCCGAAGTCGAGGTACTTGAACGGGCAGCGCACAGAAATCATGGAGTTCAAACCCACGCAGATGCGGAACTATCCCATCCAAGGCGAGTCAGGGTTCTTCGTGCAAGGCATCGCCGGGCAGATCATGCGCTGGCTTATCTCGCGTAACTTCTTCGGAGGTCGCGTGTTCATCATTAACCAAGTGCACGACGCAGTGTACTTAGACTGCTGCCTGTCCGTCCTATCGGAAGTGGCGGCGGCAGTGAAATACATCATGGAGTCATTGCCCGAGTTCTTTAAGAAGTACGGGTATGATCTAGGTGTTCCGTTCCCAGCCGAAGTCGAAGCTGGTCCCTCGATGTACGAGAAGTCCCACGTTAACTAAGGAGCATTACCACTATGTCAGCAAAACTGCAATCATTCCTCGACCAAGCAAACCAAGACGCTACTGAATCCGGCATCGACATGAACGAGGCCGTTAAGGGCGGAGGCGGTGGCCGTCTCCTCCCAGCGGGCTACGCGTTCGGTCGCCTCGTCGAGTACCTTGAGTTCGGCAACCAGCCGCAAGAGTTCGCCGGTGTGGCGAAGGACCCCGCGCTTGAGTTCTCGCTGGGCTTCGCCTTGTGGGGCCAAGGGTACCAGAACGATGACGGCACTCCGTACATCGTGCGCACGTACAACACGGCGCTCTCCCGCAATGAGAAGTCCCGTGCGTACAAGCTGTTCAAGGCACTGAACTGGAAGGGCACTGCCAAGAGCTACGGCCAGATGCTGGGCGAGACCTTCCTCGTGAAGATCAAGCACGCACCCAAGAGCAAGGCCGAGCCGACCGTGATGGTCTCCCGTATCGACCTCGATGGATTCCTGCCGCCGCTGGACCCCGTTACCCGCCAGCCGTACGCCATCCCCGAGGCAGCGGACGAACTGTACCGCATGTTCTTGTGGGCGCGTCCGACCAAGGAGGCATGGGACTCCCTGTTCCTCGAAGGTGCGTACGATGACGGCAAGAGCAAGAACCGTATCCAAGAGCAGATTCTGGCTGCGCTGGACT